CGGGTTGAAGGAGGCTCCTGTCGATCGGAAACCAGGCGGCGGGTCTTGCTCCTGGAACACGTACACGCGGCCTGTGGGTGAGATGAGCTGGCCTTCGCCCTTCGGCTCGCCACCGGGTGTCAGCTCTCCTGTTTCGCGCCTGCTGCGCGCTACACGCTCCACGTTGTCGTCCTGCCAGTCCTTGACGACGTAGTAGCGGCCGTAGTACGTTTCGATGAAGCGCTTGGCGATTTCCACCGACACATGGTTCTTCTTGGCCAGGCCCTGCGCACCGCCTCCGTATTGCAGCTGGAACGTGAAGCGCTTGGTGAGCGTTCGCTCGGCCTTGGTCACCTCCTCTTCGGGCTTGTTGTAGAGCTGCGCGGCGAAGAACCTGTGCATGTCACGCCCAGCGCGCAGGTCTTCGATGAGCTGCGGGTCCTGGGTGAGGGCGGCCAGGCCGATCACCTCCAGCTGGCTGAAGTCTGCCTCCACCAACGCGCCTTCAGGGAAGCGCGTGATGAAGCACTCTTTGATGCGGCTCAGTCGAGCTTCTCCACATAGCCGTACAGCACGTATTGGAACAGCTTGACGCGCTGGTCCTTCTCCTTCAGCACCATCTGCCAGGCAAGCTCCGTCGCTTCCACCCAACGGCCGTAGAACGGCACGTCGGTGGTGACGATGAGGTTGATGTCCTTGCCGAGGCGCGGATGGATCGGACGCCGCAGCGTCGAGAAGTTGCCAAACTTGGCGTCATGCAGGTAGCCGTCGCCAGACGTAACGAAATAACCGAACTCCGCCGCTACGTCTTGGAAGTCGCCCAGGTTCTCCACAAGGACGATGAAGTCCACGTCCTTGAAGTCGTCGCTGCCTTCGTTGATGACGAAGCTGCCTGTCATGTCAGCCATTCGCGACGTGCGCGACAGGAAACCCGTCGCCTGCACGATGGCCAGGTCCACAGCTTCCATCACCTCAGCAGTCGTAAGCTCGTCTGCTTCCGCGTTGAACACCTTCTCGAAATCGGGGAATGTAACGCCGGATTGCGGCAGCACACTTGCTTCGCACATTAGTCTTCTCCCTTCGAGACGTTCTGCCTGTGTAGCGCCGCATGCTCAGCCGGCGTCACTAGGAGCAGATTGCTCGGATCATTGTTGCTTGGATCGTGATCCACGTGGTGCACGTGCATGCCCTTCGGTATCTCTGTGAGACCGTGAGCCATAGCGTACGCAACGTGGTGCTCAAACACACGCTTGCCGCGAGTTTCCCCCGTCCACCAGTCCGGGCGGACCACAGTGAAATACCCTTTGTGGTCGGACGCCCTGCCAACGTAGTTGTGGTGTTCAGGTCCCCGCTTGCCGTGCATCGGGTTCTTGTCGCCTAACTTTGATGCTCTGTAGTTGGGTATTTTGCGCTTATTGCGCATGTCCGCCGGGTACGCCTTAGAGTACCAGAGCCGCAGTGCCCCATAGCTGGTTCCGACGTGCTCAGCGATTTCTCGCAGGGGCATGCCCGTACGCTCAACCAGCCACATAGCTAACTCCACGTCGAACGAGCGCTTACGCATCAGGGTCCTTGGCCGTGTTCTGCAGATTCGGCGCAGAGCACGACTGCCTGCCCGTTGCTGCAATCTCGTTGTTGTAATTGGGGTGCAGGCACCCATCCGGGAACACCAGCGCGGCATAGCCGCGATAGTACGTCTCCAGGTCCTTGCTCAGGCCACGCCATGCACGCAGCTGCTCCACCACAGGGGGGTCCAGCAGCTCCAGCACGTTGTCGGCTGTGCTGTAGCCATGGATGGTGGCCTTGACGCCAGCAGGCGGCTTTAGGCCCAGGCCCTTCGTCTTGAGGACGACTGTCTCCTTGCGCGTCTTCACCTGGCCAGCCTTGGCCCCGCCCTTGTAGCGCACCAGCTCGCCGGCTTCGTCTCGCACCTCGACGTCACGCACCACCTTGTACTCGCCCCCGAACAGCAAGGCGGACAGGTGGGCCGCAGACGACGGCATGAACTCGAAGTCGTCTGCGAAATGCCCACGTGCGGCAACCTCGATGATCGCTGCCTCGGCCACCTGCAGCTCGGCCTCCACCTGCTGCGCCAGCTCGTCGGCCTTGGCCAGGCTGAACATCATCCCGTTCCACGTCTGAATCGCCGACGCTAGGATGTCGTCCATCTTGTACAGCATGAGCGGCAGCATGCCTCGTGCTTCGGCCTCTTCCCACTGCGCCTCGAACAGCTCCAGCGTGTTGAGCACGTCCTGCTTCTGGTATTCCAGCAGCTCGTCCTTCGGGATGAGCGGTGTGTCGATGCCCTGCGCCCAGTAGTCTGCGATGCGGCTGTCCTTCAGGGGCAGGCCCTGCTGCTCAGCCAGCAGATCGAGCGACGGCATCTGCAGCGTCTGCCCGCTGAGCATGTAGGCAGCCTGCATCGTGCACCAGATGCGCAACGTTGGCAGCGCTTTCTTCCACACGTCAGGCCACGTCTTCATGACGTACAGCAGATCGAACGTGGCGTTGTGCGCCGCAACAGTGACACTCTGTCCCATCGCTGCCAGCTGCAGCCATGACGGCGGCAGCATGTGCCGATCTTCAGACGAACGGTACTCATCGATGTAGTCTCGCCCGATTGCAGCTGCTGCGTCTGAGCGTGACTCCCCCCAGCTCACCAGGAAGTTGCCTGGAAAGAACGGGCTGGCCTGGCGGCTGCCTACAGCGCCCTCACCTCGATTACGTATCGTCGTCTCGCCGTCGTAGGCGTAGGCTTTGTCTGGGAAGCTCATTCGTCCTTCGGTGCGTAACGGACAGGGTTGTCCAGCTCAGAAAGCTCGGAACTCGCGTCGATGCCTGCTGCTACCTCCCTGGCGCGGATAGAGGCGGGGCCTTCAAACACGGAAGTGTAGAACGCACTGGCGTCGTCCACGATTCCAGAGTCCTCGTCGGCAGCGATTAGCACAGTGTCGGCCATCCACCCGAGCAGGCCAACCTGCCGGGCGGTCAGGCCGCTCAGCGTGTAGGTTCCGCCATCTTTCGTCAGATGCATAGCGAGGTCTCTTCTGCCATATCCACTTTGACAGCGCGGAGCGTCATGGTGCGCTCTCCAAGACCGATTTCCACTTGCAACTCCCAGCCGTCTACCATGTCCTCCATGATGTGGGACGGAACAAACACCTCTCCGCCCTGGCTGCGAACAAGCGCGATGATGGTGGCCACGGCGTCGCTGTCTACACCTTTCATATTCATCTCATCTCCTTCGAGCGCACAGCGCTCTGTTGGGCACAGCTTACGTGACGTCACGGTAGCGTGCAATAGTAGGTTCTATTTCCACCGTAAACTTGCCGTTTCGCGAGGCTTCGTCGCCAGGCGTCTTCAGCTTGTTCTTCGGCAGGAAGAGGTAGCGCCTGTTGCCGTTGTCCCACAGGCGGGACATGGTGATGATGAGGTCGGCTTCGCCCTGGATGCCAGTTTTCGATCCGTACAGGTGCTCGTACCCCACCCACTTGATCCCCTCGGCTTTCTCGCCGAGCTGGTGCACGGCGACGACAGGCGCGAACGTCTTCGCCATCTCACGCGCCCAGCCGAACAGGCCCATGAGCCTGTCGTGGTCCTCGCCTGCCCGCTCGAATCCTTTCACCTTCCACAGCTGATCGATGATGATGAGACGCGGGCGGAACTTGGCGAGCGCGTCTTCCATCTCGCTCGTCGTCAGCGACGCCTTGTCGTACACCTTAATCATCTGCGGGTCTGGCAGACTGTCGGCGTACGCCTTGAACGTGGCCTTGGGGTCCTCATCCATCTCCGGCGTAGTCCAGCCGAGACGCGCCTGCATCACGCGCGTCCTCACCTTGTCGCCGGCCTCTTCATTGTTGAACCACAGGATGCTCTCGTATGGCTCCAGCTCGTCCACCATCCACGTGGCCTCGCTGGCCAGGAACGTGGTACCGCCAGCGTCGGGCCGCTTGCCGAACACAGTGAGGTCGCCTTGGCGAATGGGGCCGGCGCCTTTGCCCAGGCTCTCGCTCAGGCGCCAGTGCAAACCAGGGCCGCTCGTCGACTCCAGCGTGTCGGCGCTGAACTCGCCGATGAAGCGCTCTACTGCGCTGAAACGCCCTGTGGCTGCGTCGTATTCAGCGAGCAGCTTTCCGATTGCTCCGAAGTCGATCGAATGATCGCCGTCAGTGATGCGAAGGGCGAGGTCAGCCACTTTCGCAGCGTACTCTCGTCTTGTAAGACCCTGAATGAGGGGCAGAGCGGACACTCTTGCATCTTCGTCGTCCTTTTCGGCGATCACGCCGAGTATTTCCCGCATGGCCCCCAGCTTCTGCTTCGGCAGCTTGGCGTGCCTCACGAGGAGGAACCACGCCGTGAACTGCGGCCACGGAATGCTGGTGTCTAGCGGGTTGTTCTTGAACCATTCCCCCATGGACGTGAAGATGGTGTATGCGTCTTCCGTCATGGCGGCCTTGGTGACAAATTGGCTGAAGCGCTCGTACGTCTCGCGCTCCGACATGGCTGCGATTACATCGTAGTCAATCACGCACCTCCATCAATACCCTCCTCTACCTGAGCGGGGCTTGGTCTTCACGTATAGCCGGATGGCGGCTCGTCGTTCTTCGATAGCAGAAGCCAAAGGGACAGCAGCGAGACTGTAGCCATGATCCACCTCGTAGTGCTCGATGCGCTTGGCCGTGCGCTCGTCCCCGTTGTTGTTCACCAGCTCCAGGTGTTTGCGTTGCGCGCCCTCGATGGCGCCTGGGTTGCTGATGAGCGTCACCTCTGCGCCGTCCCACACAGCGGCAATCTGCACGCAACGGAAGTCGAATCCGTCGATGATCGTGCCAGGATCGCCATAGCCGAAGGTCACCAGGTTGAACTGGCGGTCTCCACACTGGAACGTGAGCGCTGTCGGATAGCTCAAATCGTTACGTAACGCGCAACTCCCAGCCAGTGCTGCACTCATGAAGGCAGTGACTGCAACAGCTGCGTCCTCCGCGTTGCGGAAGAACAGGTCATAGTCCTTCACTTTCGTACCATCGAACATGGACCGAAGCGCTCCTCCTGCAAGGATGGCGCGTTCAGCTACTCGAAGCGGCATGCTGAGGAACGCCTGGCGTAGTGCCTCGGCATTATCAGTTGTTAACACCACAGGCGCTGTCGTCCTCGATCTTGTAGCCGATGATGTCTGTGGATGCCACGCAGCTCTCGTCAATGTGCCAATAGGCAACGTTGGCCCAGTCCCAGTCAGTGGCGACCTGGCCGTCTCGGTAGATCACGGTGGCGCACGTGAAGCTGTCGATGTCGTCAGGCACGCGCGCGCGCCAGGGTTGCGCGTGAAGCCCTCGGGCAGCTTCATTACGGCAGCTTCCGCAGGCTGGTGGCGGGGAACATCCATCCGATTCCGCCGCAAGTAGCCTCTTCCTCATCGCGCGCGTTGTCAGTACGAAGCAGGTATTCGCCGCCGTGCCTGCCCAACACAGTGGCTGTGTTTCCGACTACGAGTCCCTGAGACGCCTCTTCGACGTAGAGGTCCAGGTCCAGCAGCTCCACACGATCGCCCATGTTCAGTTGTTCGTTGCTCATGATTGTGTTTCCTCCGGGTGCATAGAACCAGTATACACTGGCCTGATGAGTTTGTCAAGCTCTGCCTTCGGCAGGGCCTTCGGGTCTTGCCCCGTCTCGACGACGCGGACGGGGATGAACGAGAGCTGCTGCGCCAGCCTCCGGGCAGCCAGCTTCACCTGGCTGTTGTCGCCGTCCAGGAACACGACGGCCTCCTTGTAGCGCTCCCTGGCCACCCAGCCCAGGGCCGTCGGCTTGATGTCGACGGACAGCAGGGCCAGTGCGTCGGCCACGTCGGCCACACGTCGGGCCGACAGGACGTCCTCGACGAGGACGAGCGTGCCCCCGGGGCCAGACCGCCCAGCAGGGCCTCTCCTGAGCCCCCACAGGCTCGCGGGCTGGTCAGTGAGGGTGAGGTAGCTCTTCGGATCGAAGCCCCTCAGAACCCATCCTACGAGCTTCTGGCCGAAGGCGCTCGTCTCCTGCAGCACGGGCAGGTAGAGCGCCTGTTTGGTGTCCGACCACACAGCCCCGTCCCGGGCTACGTCCTCCGGCCCCAGGCCAGCCTTGGCCAGCCAGGCGCCGGCTGCCGCCGGCCAGCGGCGCGCGTCGTCTGTGATGTCGGCCGGCATGTCGTAGCCGTCCACCTCCACCACATCGTCCGTGTGCCTGGCCTCCGGCCGCCTGTAGTGGCCGGCGGGGGGCACGTAGCCCGTGGCCCCACACCGGTAGCAGTCGGCTGCGATCGCACCGTCCGGCTTGCGGACGACGCGCATGCTCTTGCTGTCTCCCTGGCACGTAGGGGACTCGTGCTTGACACGCACGAACCCAGGCGCATCCGGGGCGAATGGCAGGAACTCATCGCGGCGCAGCTTGGGGCGAGACACCCAACACCCCCAGAACTTCCATCACCTCCAGCTCGCTGTCGTCGGCTTCGCCGGCCGCTTCCAGAGCAATGCGCAGGCACTTCGGGCACAGGTCCTCTGTGATGATGACACCTGGGGCCACTTCCCTATCGCGAACAGAAGTGAGGGCTGCGTCGCACGCCCTACAGCGCACGCTTCACCACGCTGTCGTCGAGGCCGTGCTCGGCAGCAATGTAACGCAGCTCCGCGTTCCACGCGGCAGGTTCCAACTTGTCGTGGAGGCGCTGTAGTTCGATTAGCAGCTCGGCTGCGGCATCGGCGGGTACGCCCGACAGCCGCAGCGCCTCCATGACGTAAAGGTTGTCAGCGGGCTTCCTTTCTAGGGACGGGACGTAGTGCGCGTCGTCGATCAGCGCCCCTACTGCGCACATCGTTCCGTTCGGACCGCGGTAGAGACACGTTACTCCGTTTTTGTAGCTACGGACGCCCTGTTTCAGCAGGTGCGTGGCCGCCTTATCGAACACCTCTTGTAGCGTGAGCATCAGGACTTCAGCTTCTTGCCGAGGGCGCGAAGCGTTGCGGCCAGGCGCGCGCCAGGGCCAGCACCAGGGCCGATACCGTTCGCGGCCTTGACTACGTTTTCGAGCGAGGCGCGGCGCACTTCGCTGTTCCATGCTGCTTCCCAGGCACCCGTGGACTCGTCCTCCAGATCGACATAGTCATGGCCGTGAGCAGTGACGCGCATGGGGCGTTTGGAGCGGGTGTCGTCGGTCAGGTAGACGGTGTCTCCCACCTTGAAACCGGCGGCGTTTTCGATATTGTTACACATGTCAGATCACCTCGAATTCGTTGTTGTGAATGAACGTCGCCTCATTGGCGACCAGGCCGTACCCCCGCACGCCGTCGCGCTCCACGGAATCGACGTGCAGGATGTCGCCAACCTCGTAGGGTTCGTAGCGCGTCCACTTGGTGACGATGCGAATCTTGTCGCCCGGCCTGACGCTGCGGATGGAGCAGGAAGCGTTCACACGATTCTGTTTCGATTCACACATGTTAATTCACTCCCATATCCAGAGAAGGTTACAGCAGCGTCCATCCACTCGTGTCGAGCAGCACGAGCATCAGCAGGCCGGTGAGCAAGGCAGCGCCGCCCAGCACCTGGCCGTACGTCACCAGGAACAGCTGCGCCTTCCCGAGCTGCAGGCGATCGAACATGTCACGGATCACCGGAGCTGTGACGGGGACCAGCACTTGCGGCAGCCGCTGACGAAGAAGTAGATGCCCAGCGCGTATTGCATCAGGGCCAGCGCGAGGTCGTATTTCCAGGTCATTCGATGGTCACCTGCGCCGGACCCAGGTCGGTGAACCGGTGCGCCATCTCCCTCCATCCGTCAAGGCCAGCATAGAACTCGCCAATTTCGCTGCCAGTGGAGAACCCGCCGAGGTACACCAACGGCGTACCCAATCCGCGGACCTTAGCCGCCAGGTAGATACCCCCATCCCTGTGCCTGTATAGGTGTCCGGGCTTCGGCGTTACTGACGAAGGCTGCGGCGCGGTCGTGACTGTGATCTTCATTCCACCACCTCGAATTCGGTGTCAAGCAGGTAGAGGCCGACGATTTCTTCGCCGCGGCGCTGTATCGCGGAAACGCCGCCGTAGTACAGGCGCGTGACGCGCATACGATCGCCGTTCTTGTATACGGCGCCGTACAGCGGCTTGGCGTCGATCACTTCGATGACGTCGCCGACCTTGACTCGACGCTTCTGGGATTCACACATGTTAATTCACCTCCGGGTTGTTGTTGCGGATGATGCCAGACCGTTCCGTGTAGAACGGGCCGCGCTCTTTCATTTCGGTGAACAGGCGGATCATGGCGTCCGCCACCTCGACGTGGTCCATGCCCTGCGTCTGCACGAAGTGCGACATGATGTTGAACGCCACGGTGACGGCGCAGCCTGGGCACAGCGGCGAGCGCCAGCTATCCGCGTCGGCGTAGCGCACACGCCAATCAAGGTCTATGTTGGCGGCCTCACTGCGGGCAAAGTCTGCCCTCTCCCCGTCATTCAGGTGCAGATACCGAGGGTCCTCACCGCACACGGACGTGTAGTCCTGTTGCTCGGCGAGGGGCGTGGTTGCGTTGCTCACTCGATCACCTCGAACTCGGTGCACGACAGATAGAACAGGTCTGATCCGTCGCCGCCATCCACGTAACCGGGAAAGCGCACTTTCACGCCGGGGGCGTCAATATTTGCCACTTCCAGGATGTCTCCCTTGCTGTACAGTTCGTTAGTGAACCACGGCCTAACGATCAGAATCTTGCTTCCAGGCTTCAGCTCTGCACATTCACACATGTTGATTCACCTCCGGGTTGTTGTTGCGGATGATGCCAGACCGTTCCGTGTAGAACGGGCCGCGCTCTTTCATTTCGGTGAACAGGCGGATCATGGCGTCCGCCACCTCGAACTCGTGGCGCATGATGTAGAGCAGGCCAGGGCCGTGTCCGTAATCCTTCGCCGTGTCGAATTTAACCAGAACGCCGAGGACTTCCTGTTGGTGTACGGTAAGCACGTCGCCGTTTTTGTACAGTCCGCCCGTCCAGTAGGCGCGGACGATCTTGATCTTGGTACCTTGCTGGATCATGTGTATTATCTCCTGTTAATGCCGTGTCGACGACGTGTCGGGGTCACGCTCAATGGAGCGCTCGGCATCGTACTCGGCGAGCGCTTCACGAACAACGGCGTAGACGGCCGGGCGCGTCTCCTTTAGGGTCTCAAATCCATCGAACATGCGCTTGGTTTCGCGCAGCGCTGCTGCGAGCTTGTCGGCGATCATTGACGTTCTACCAGGCCCGCTTCGATCAGTGCTGCAGCCATGCGGCCGTAGCTGCCCTGCAGCTGCCACGCCTGCCCCGTGTCGACCAGATGCTGGAACAGCTCGATGGTCGCGTCGTCGTCCAGCTCGCCCTGTTCATACGCCATGATGGCGGAAACTTCGTCGTACTTGGTGTTCATGCAAAATTGCCCTCCACCTGTTCAGCCGTCCACAGGACGGCCTGTTGATCGAACCACGTTTTGAGGTCGGCCGCTGCCGCATAGGCCAGCCTGTGGTGCGGGGATACGCGATTGGTCAGCACCTCGAAAACTTCGGTGTCCTCGTGATCGGATTCCCACCTGCCCCGGGCGCGGTGGTGGTTCACGCCGCCCCACGTCGCGGCGAGATAGGCGCTCGCCTCGTTGATGCGCTTGGCTGCGTCTTCCGGCGACATCGGGACGCCGTTGATGTTGAGCCCCACATACCAGCGGTAACGCGTCATACTTACCAATGAATTATCTCCTGTTAATAGTGTCCGGTCATCAATCCCGGGCGATGGAGAACCGCCCGAATCGAGCGCGCGCGGCGTCTCTGATTCGGCGCATACTGGTGCGCTTGAACGTGCTATTCCACAAATGGCGAACCTTGTACGCATTCCATGCGTAGACTGGCGGAATGGCGATGTCCTCAACGAGCACCAGCTCGGGCCGTTTGTATGCGTAGTCTTCAAGCCCCATAACGCCATGCTCGGCGTCAACGACGAGCGTCTGATCGTCAGACGTGATGGAGCAGACGACGTGCCAGACCTGCAGCGTTTGCGGGTTTTCTTTGCGCAAGCGCCATTCGATGCGGAAAACGTCAGGGTTACTCCAGTAGGGCAGGCACACTGTACACCTCGGGGAGTAAGCGGGCGCAACCTTGGCCACCACGGAAGCCGCGATTGCTGCGAACCCTGCGCATCCACCGCTGTTTAGCGTGTGCTCCGATGTCTCCCATGCGGCTTCGCATAGAGAGTCCAGCGCTTCGCGAAGCTCATCGTTCATGCGGACGTCCCTCCTGCAACACGCTGTCCCTGTTGCGGCGATGCGTGAGTCCTTCACTGCGGTTGTGCGCGTACTTCGGGGCCAGCTTGAACCGCTTGAGCGCTGGCTTTCCTTCCTGTCTTGCGTGGCGTGCATAGGCTTGCATGGTGGCGTCCTGAGCGGGCCCCACGGCCCGCTCGTTAGTGGGTTGATGGATCAGGCGGCAGCCTGCAACTGCGCCGTGAGCATTTCGGCGACGGTCTCGGCGATGCGGTCCAGCTCCGACGGGGCCAGGTTGGGGAGCAGAGACAGCACTACATCGACGGCAGGGGCCTTTTCGTCGGCGCCCTGTGCGGCCGGCGGCGCCTTCTTGCGGCCCTTGCCGCTGTCCGTCTTCAGCAGATTCGCATCGTTGAGCGCGCGCTGTAAGGTGACGCGAACGCGCTGCACCCACGCGCGCGCGTCGGTGTCCTCGCGGTCCAGACCCTTGACGGACAGATCGATGCCCAGCGACGCAGCAGCGAACGCCACCGTTACGGGCGACGTGAACACCTTTTTGGCTGCGTCGCGCAGTTGCGGGCGAGCCTTGTGAAGCAGCATGTCGAAACCTGCGGTTTCTTCCAGCATCTTGCGGAAGTCACGGGCCGGCTTCGTCGTGATGATGGCCGGCACGTCCGGCGCAGACGCGGGCGCAGACGCGGGGGCAGATTCGGGGGCAGATTCGGGGGCGGAAAGCGTGGCGGAAGCGGTGGCGGAGATGGCGGAAGCAGTCATGTCGGCGGTCCTCTGATATGTGGTGTTGGCTTGGTGTTGGCGTATGGTGTCACGTATTCGGCGGGCTGTCAACCCGCCAGCATGCGGGCGAGCGTGCCCCCGTGGCGCGTCAGCGTGTTCGGGAGCGGGCGCAGTTTCTTGCTGTGCACGACGGCGACGTGTCCCCGCCTCGTGCTTCCGGCCTTGCGGTTGCGCATTTCGGCGTCGGTGTACGGAATGAACACCTGACGATAGGCTGCGCCCCATGGACGAGGGGCCGGGGCATTCCACGGGATCAGCGTGACGACGCTACGCGAGCCGTTCTTGTGGGCCATTTCCATTTGCTGCATGCGCATGCTCATGATGGTTTCCTCGTTGGTTGGTGTGTGCATTGTAGCACGTTGGTGGAAGGTGTGTCGACCGTTCGTCGGGCGATTGCTACCGCTTGTCGGGCTCGTTGGTGATGACCGGACGCCATGCCCAGCCGTCCCACACGTGGCACACGTCGCGCGTGTCATCGTAGTAGACGCCGATCCCTGGATCGGCTGCCCGGATGGCGTCGCACGTGAGGCCGGCCTTGGTGTCGGCCGTGGGCGCCCTGCCCTCGGGCAGGGCGATGCCTGCGCCGACGATGGCGAGCAAGACGACGGCGAGCGGCAAGCCGCGATAGTCGCGAAGGGGCGGGCAGTCGGGGCATTCGTTCGATGCGTTCATGGCTTCGTTTCCTCGGGTTGTGGCTGCCACCACTTAGGGGCGGCAGCGGGCCAGTTGCAGGACAAGGCGACGCTCGCCCCGTGCTTGACGGCAACGCACGCCACGCCGTTGGCGTCGATGCGTTCCACGTGAAACACTTCCGCCTTGTCGTGGCGCCGCGCATTGACGAGCGCGGCTGTCATCAGCAAGAGCAGCGCGGACACGACAAATGCAGCGAGGGCGTCGAGGGCGCGCGGCGTCATCGGGCGTCCCGCAGGTCCATGGTGGCAACGCCGTTGCCGATGGTGAACAGGGCCGGTGCCTTGTGGGTGTTGCGCTTGATGGCGTAGCCTTGCGCTTTGCGGCGCAGGGACGCCCTGGCCCGCTCGGCTGCGCCGGGCAGGAAGTCGAGCACGACACGGGACGGACGGAAGGCCCCGAGCGTGAAGCGATAGGACGGGCGGCGGGCGTTACACATGGCGCGTTCCTCAGCGGATTGGAAGGTGTGGATTCGATGGGTACAGACTACGCCGATGCCGGGCAGGTGTCAATGCCGTTCGTCGGTCCAGAGCTACCGTTCGTCGGCCCTGCCGCGCAGGGCCAGGCATCGGCGCCTGCGTGGGCGTCGGCGCCGGGCATGGCGTGTGTGCTGGTCAGTTCCACGTGGAACATGCTGCGGTGTGAGTCAAGGTATTGATGCGCAAGGGGAAAGGGGGAAGCGTGCAGGTGTGGAAGGGGGCGGGGTGTGCCACGCCCACTGTACTACTGTGCCTAGTACAGTTCAGCTGCGCTGCTCTCGCGTCCCTCAGCGCCACGTTTCACGTGGAACATGCGCGCGCCAGTGGCGCGCTGCTCGCGCGCTCCCATCGATCCATTGCGCAACCCGGGACGAGTGTTTCACGTGGAACAGGGGCCGACGTTCCACGGGCTCAGGCCCGCGCACTCCAGCGCGGGAGGGCGTGTTTCACGTGGAACAGGGGCCGACGTTCCACGGGCTCAGGCCCGCGCACTCCAGCGCGGGAGGGCGTGTTTCACGTGGAACATGCTGAACGGTAGTTCAGGAAGGGGGTACCCGGGGGAGTGGGGGGTCGGTCGGGCGGGAGAATCTAACCTCTTGATTCTGCGCAAAAAAATTCGCAATCCGGGCCCAGGCCACTTGCGCTGCTCAGGCAGCACCCTGTTGACGCACTACCCCTGTTGACTTCCACTTCCCCAAATGGTACAATACTCTTAAGAGCTCCTAAGCTCTTTGCTCTTAAGGCGCTTCACCCCAAAGTGAAGCGCCCTTATAGAGGAAGCTGCAGGGGTACAGCAGCTTCCTCAAGTACAAGGGGCGCCTCTCGAAAAGGCGCCCCATAGGAGAAGAGATGATCTTGAAGCAATACCTATGGCTCGCTGCAGCTGTCGGGCTGCTTGCGAGCCATGTGGGCCTCGGCTGGTATGCCTACAGCCGAGGCCATAGTACCGGCGAAGCAGACGGCAAGGCCGCTGTCGCCAAGCAGATCAAGTCGCAGTACGAGTCGGCCATCAACCAGCTGTCCGTCGACCTTCAGGTCGCCAGGGAGCTGAACGCCTCCCTCCGGGAGAGCCTGGCCGATGTGCCGCCGTCCACCATCGTCCGTGAGGTGATCCGTGACAACCCGTCTGGCTGTCCTACCCCTGCTCCTGTTGCTCGCAGCCTGCAAGAGCACGCTGCCCGCATCGATGCCGTCCTCGCCGCCGGCCGAGGCCGTGGTTCGCTGCCCGCCCCTGGCGCAGGTGGTCGGGCTGTCCCCGATCAAGACTGACGACGAGGCGTACGGCCGCCTGGCCTCCCTGATGGAGGCGTACGGCCAGTGCGCCATTCGCCACGACACCCTCATCGACTACGTGGAGCGCCCGTGATTGCCCTGGCCGTCATCCAGGGCCTGCTGATCGCCCTGCAGCTGTGGCACGTCGTCAAGCTCCGGCGCTCTCGCCGCCAGCTGGACGCCCTCATCGACGAGCTTGACCAGGAGCCCCTGTGAGCCGCCTCACCCGCAACCTGCTCGCCCTGGCTGCCGGCGCCCTCCTGGGCGCCGCAGCGGTGTTCGGCACCTTCGTCTTCGTGCTGAAGTCCGTCTACCCCCATGCCTGAGCGCAAGCGCAACTACCAACGCGAGTACGCGCAGGAGAGCCAGGAGCGCATCGACCGGCGCGTCGCCCGCAACCGCGCGCGCCGTCGGGCCATCCGCGAGGGCCGCAGCAAGGTGGGGGACGGCACCGTGGAGAACCACGTCAAGCCCCTGAGCAAGGGGGGCTCCAAGAACGGCGCCACCCGCGGCCAGAGCCGCAGCGCCTCCAACAGGGAAGGCGGCCGGCTCCGGCACGCCGGCAAGGGCAAGCGGTGAGCTTCCAGCGCATCGAGCGCGTCTTCGAAGACGCTGCCGCTGTCCGCACCCACGCGCTGTCCGCCGCCTGGCGGGACGAGCTGGCCCACGACGGGCAGGTGTACAAGCGCGTCGCCCCGGTTCCGTCGTTCATCCAGGCCCAGCTCGTCGATCGTCTGACAGACAACCTGGGCCGCGCGCCCAAGATCGTGGCCGCGGCCTTCCGCCTCAACTACGGCGGGGAGCTGCCCAACGCCATGATCCACAGCGACGGCGACGGCTGGGGCCGCTACGCCCTGGTGGTGGGGCTGCAGCCCAGCCCGCCGGCCGAGAGTGGCACGGCCTTCTGGCGGCACAAGGCGACGGGCGCCACGCGCCTCACCAGCGCCGACTTCGAGCTGGCGCAAGCCATCATCCCCGACTGGGACAGCCCGGAGGCGTTCAAACAGGTGGCCTACGCGCCCCTGGGTTACAACGTGGGCACGATCTACGAGTCGAGCCTCCTTCACAGCCGCTGGCCGTTTGCGGCCTACGGCACCACCCCGATCGACGGCCGGCTGACGCTGGTCGCGTTCTTCACCTGACGAGGACAGCATGGCAGAGAAACCGCAGAACCGTTCCATGACCCTGGGGCCGAAGAAGGGGGCCCTCCGCGGCACCGAGCGCAAGCGCCGCATGGACGCCGCCCTGGGCGACCTGACTGGGGATTCCAGCTACTCGCCCCCCGCACGTTCGACGCGCAGCCCCAAGCCGAAGAAGAAGAAGCGCTGATGGTTCAGCCGGAGGTTCTGCTCTCCCAGTTGCAGTCGTACAGCGGACGACCGGGCGCCACCACCATCCTGGACGCCTGGCACGCCTACTTCGACGCCCACGGCGTCCCGTACATGGCGCTGCTCGATCGCCTGGCCTACCACGCCAACCTTCGAGGTGTGAGCATCAGCGACGTCTGGACGGGCGACATCACGGTGCCGTCGCAAACGCTCATCAGCGCTGCCCCTGGCTTCGCCTACGACATCTCGAACATCTCCACGCTGTGGCAGGACACTGCTGGCACGATTCCTGTCACCGAGCCCGGTGATCCTGTGGCTCGCGTGGACGACGTGTCCAGCCGCGGCAACCACGCGACGCAGAACGTCGGCACATCCATGCCAACGTACCAGGTCGACGCGAATGGAAAGGGCTATCTGCAGTTCGACGGCCTGGACGACTTCCTCGTCACCCCATCCATCGACCTGTCGGCGCACCAGCAGGCCCTGCTGCTCTTCGCGTTCTACAGAGACGCCTACGCTGCGGGCGTGCTCATGGAGCAAACTGCACTCTACACCGGGACTCCTGGCGCCTGGCTGGCAAACGTGACGGGGGCCGGGAACGTGACGTTTGCGGCACGGGGCTCGGCCACCAACGCTGCGGCTTCGGCAACCCCGGGCACGGTGCCTGGCCCGTTCGTTGCGGCCTCTCTGGTGGACGTCAACGCTGCGACAGCGGCAGACGCGTTCCGCAACGCGCGCCTCAACGGCACAGCGTTCCAGCTGTCTGCAAGCGTCAACCCCACCAACACTTCGCTGGCAAACGCCGCGGTGTACATTGCGGCCCGAGCGGGTACGTCGTTGTTCTTGCAGGGCAGGTTCTACGGAGCTGTCGTGCGCGGGGGCAACGTGCCCCTTACCACACAGCAGGCCCTGGAGGATTACTATGCAGAACGAGCAGGACTCTAAGACGTCCCCATTCGACAAAGACTGGCGCCCCGACAGGGGCGCCTTTCGCGATGAGCGGGGCACCTTCTACACGCAAGGGCTGTTCCTCGAAATCGGCTACGACGCGGACACGGCTGTGTACACGCTGCAGCACGACGATCGCGAATACAACGGAAAGTGGTACCCGTCAATTCGCCGACTCTACCTGGAGACGAGCGATCCGACAGAATACAAGTTCGCGCGCCGTTTCTTCTACTCGTGGGAGCACTGGCAGCGCATTGCCGCAAGCAAGGTGTTCGCAGAGCACATTGCGTCGTGGCGCGCGGAGCTTGCTGTGCTGCTGCGCGCGCGCGCTGTCGACAGCATCATTGCGCAGAGCGCAACCAGCTTCCAGGCAGCCAAGTGGCTCGCCGACAACGGAATCAAGCCTGCTCAGAAAACCAAGCAGGCTGGCGAGAAGAAGCCTGGCTCGCGCGTGGATGAAAACGCCACAAATGATCGCAGCCGCGTGGAAAGCATTCTGCGAGGGCGCAAAACCACAGGAGACGAATGACATGCCCAAGCTACCACTGCCGGAACTCACTGGCGGGTACGCCGACGCGGCTCTCATCAACGAGGCGCTTGCGGCCGTTGAGGACTTCAGCGACAATGTCGTGACGCGAGACGGCACCGCTCCGAACTCCATGGCCTCCGACCTGGACATGGACTCCAACGAGATTGTGAACTTGGGGGACCCAAGCACGCCTCTGAGTGCCGTCAACCTCAGAACCTTGGATAGGTTGAGTAGCGGCGTGATGCGACAGGTGATCGAAATCGTCGACATCCCCGCCGACCTAGACGTACTGGGCTTCGGCGATCTGCGTTACACGGTGGGGACCAACAACCTCGCAGTGTATCGAGACGGGCGGCGTCTGTCCCCAGGAGTTAGGTACATCGAGCTGGACAGCGGCTCTATCCAGTTCACTCCACCGTGGGGCAGCCCGGCGGAAATCATGGCCGTCACGAACGAGTTCCTGGGCACGACGACTTTCGACCTGCCCAACGTTCCTTGGACCAACATCACAGGCGCCCCCGTGTACACCACGCGCTGGCCTGCGTGGTCGGAAGTCACGGGTAAACCCACGGTGTCCCTCGCAGGTCACGGGCACTTCGCCCACGAGGTGACACTCGACGTCACCAACGAGTCGATGTCTGACTCTGCCCGCGGCGTCCACGTGCAGGTTACAGCGCCCACCGCCTCTCGCGTGGGCGAACTCTGGTTCTGGTGACGCCGTGGCGATGAAGCGCTGGAACGGAACCGCGTACGTCGACATCACCACAGCCAAGCGCTGGAACGGGACTGCCTGGGTAGACCTCACCATCGCTAAACGTTGGAACGGCAGCGCGTGGGTCGACATCCCTCTGCCCGGTGGCGGTGGCGGCGCATTGAGCGCGACCGTCAGCCCAGGTGGCGCCGACGGCAACGCCTTCTATTCGTGTCCTGGCTGTCCACTGTTCACTTCTGTGTGCAGCAACAGCGTAACCGTAACGGCCACGGGAGGAAGTGGAGCTGGACCTACCATCTCGTGGACGCAGATAAGCGGAGCCGGAGGGATCAACATCTCGAATGCCACGGCCTTCACCGTGTCGTGGTGCGCCAGCATCGGGCGCGATCGAGAAACGTCGGCGGTCTGGCGCGCAACAATCACTCGTGGCGTCACCAGCGTGACGGTTGACGTACCAGTAACCCTCAGCTACAGCTCGGACCTCTAATGACTCCAGACGAAATCCGCGACGCAGCAGAAGCAGACCTGGAGGTGTTCGTCGCTCTTGTGGCTCCTTACCTGGAGCTGGGAGACGAGCACCGAGAGATGCTTCGTTGGTGGACGTCCTCGCAGAGAAAGAACAACGTCCTCGTGCTGCTGCCACGAGGCCACCTGAAAAGCCGCCTTGTGGCGCTCAAGACCGCGTGGGAAATCACGCGCGATCCGACAGAGACGATCCTGTACGTGTCCGCCACGATCGACCTTGCCAAGAAGCAGGTAGGTCTGGTGAAGCAACTGATGACGTCGGAAGTGTACCGACGCTATTGGCCAGAAATGGTGAACGCAGAGCCTGGCTTCCGCGAGTTGTGGACCGACGAGGAAATCGCCGTCGACCACCCGCTACGCAAACAGTCTGGCGTTCGCGATCCCACGCTGAAAGCCGCGGGCCTTCGCAAGAACATCACCGGCTTTCACGCCACACGCATGAAGCTTGACGACATCGTGGTGCCGGGCAACGCATACACGGAAGATGGGCGCACTCGCGTGCGCAACGCCGTTTCGCAGTTTGCGTCCATTCTTGAGCCGGACGCACACATCGATGCTGTAGGCACGCGTTACCACCCGAAAGACCAGTACGCCACGTTTCTCGACCAGTCGTACGAAGTGTACGACGACGACGGTCAGTTGGTCGAAGAGGTGTTCCTGTGGGACAGCTACACACGCGTTGTCGAAGTTGGCGGCAAGTTCCTGTGGCCGCGAAAGCGTCGCGAGAGCGACGGCAAATACTTCGGTTTCGACGCGACAGTGCTGGCCAAGATCAGGGCGTCGTACGAGGATCGCGAGCAGTTCTACGCGCAGTACTACAACGACCCGAACAACCCGGGCCTGGCCAAGATCGATCGCAGCAGGTTCCAGTATTACGATCGAAACAAGCTCGTTGAGCAAGACGGCAAATGGTACATCGGCGAAGAACCGATGGCGCTGTTCGCGGGGCTCGACCTGGCGTACAGCCTGACGCGCAAAGCCGACTACTCGGCTCTGGTCGTCATCGGTGTGACTCCGCGCAACCACGTCTACGTCATCGACATCGTGCGCTTCAAGACGGACAAGATCGCGCGCTACTTCGACGCCGTGCGAAACGGGTACGAGAAGTGGGGGTTCAGGAAAATCCGAATAGAGGCCACGGCAGCGCAGAAGGTGATCGTGCGAGACCTGAAGGAGAACTACATCGTGCCGCACGGCATGTCCTTGTCAGTGGACGAGTACACGCCAACCCGCCACGAAGGCACCAAGGACGAACGCATCGCCGCCACGCTGGAGCCGAAGTACGACAACATGCAGGTGTGGCACTACAAGGGCGGCGAAACCGCCAACCTGGAAGACGAGCTGGTGATGACACGGCCTCCGCACGACGACATCAAGGACGGCCTGACTGCTGCTATCGACATCGCTGTCCCCCCGCGCTCCGCGCGCGCAAGGACTGTCGAGAAGAAGCACAAGATCACCTACCATCCACGCTTCGGAGGAGTTCAGTTTAGAGGATGAGCAACAAACGATCCGTAGCGGAAGTCGCCAGCATCCTCGACAAGGCAGCGTTGGCCGAGACCATCGCTGAAATGTGGGTCACGGCACGCCGTGATCGAAAGGTGTGGGAAGACCAGCGCCTGGAGCTTCGCAACTTCCTGTTCGCGACTGACACGTCGACGACCACAGCGAAGGTGCTGCCCTGGAAGCACTCAACCACCCTACCGAAGCTGACGCAAATCCGCGACAACCTGCACGCCAACTACATGTCGGCGCTGTTCCCCAACGACCAGTACGTCCAGTGGGACCCTGGCGACCAGGGGGCGGCAGCGGTGGAGAAGTCGCGCGCAGCACGCCAGTACGTGCTGACAAAGGCCCGAGAAAGCGGGTTTGAAAGCACCGTCTCCGAGCTTCTGCTGGACTATATCGACAACGGGAACGTCTTCTTCGACGTCATCCACGTCAATGAGCAGCACGAGAACGACGACGGAACAGTCACTCAGGGCTACTACGGCCCGAAGCTCATTCGCTACGGCTACCAGGACATCGTGTCCGATCCGCGCGCTGCGAGCTTCGACAACTCTTGGAAGATCACCCGAGCCGTGATGCCATTCGGCGAGGTGATGGCTCGGGCAGACGCCGAAACCGAGAACGGCTTCCTGCGGGAAGCGATCACGCGCTCGGCCAACCTGCGAAACGGAATCCACGGCCTATCCACCGACGACCTCAACCTGGTGACGGCCTACGACGTGGACGGCTTCGGCCAGTATCACAACTACCTCGCATCGGGCTACGTCGAGGTGCTGACGTTCTACGGAAGCATCTATGATGTCCAGGCGCAGAAGCTGTACAAGAATCGGCAAGTGTCCATCATCGATCGCCTGTGGGTACTCGACGATCGCGCGATGCCGTCCTGGTACGGCAAGTGCTCCATCGGGCACTGTGGATGGCGCAGGCGCCCCGACAACCTGTACGCCATGGGGCCGCTCGACAACCTCGTCGGTATGCAGTACAAGCTCGACCACCTGGAGAACGCCAAGGCTGACGCCACGGACCTTGCGGTGCAGCCTCCGCTCGCAATCCGCGGGCTGGTGGAAGAGTTCGACTGGGAACCAGGCGCTGAAATCATGCTCGGCGATGATGGGCAGATCACGGAGCTGGGCAAGAACCTTGGCGCCGTGCTCGCTGTGGAAAGCCAGCAGGAGCGGCTGGAGCAGCGCATGGAAGAGTTCGCTGGTGCGCCGAAGACAGCGATGGGCATCCGCACACCTGGTGAGAAGACGGCGTTCGAGATGCAGACTCTGGAACAGGCCGCCTCGCGCATTTTCCAGCACCGGTTGCGGCAGTTCGAGATTGACGTGGTGGAGCGCGTGCTCAATATGTTCCTCGAAATTGGCCGGCGCAACATGAAGGCCAGCGAGTTGGTTCCGATCATGGACGACGATCTGGGTGCCGTCAGCTTCCTTACGATCACAAAGGAAGACCTCACTTCGGCAGGCAAGCTGCGCGCCGTGGGCGCGCGTCACTTTGCTGCTTCCGCTGTCCTGGTGCAGAACCTGATGGCTGTCGTCAACAGCGGCCTGTGGAACGACCCGGCAGTCAGGGCGCACTTCTCTGGCAAGAGCATCGCGCGTATCATCGAGCGCCTACTCAACCTCGACCAGTTCCAGCTGTTCGGAGAGAACATCGCCATCACGGAAGCCGCGGAAACGGCGCAGCTCGTGGCGCAGGGCGAGGAAGAAGTGGCGGTCACCAACATGACGCCGGCAGAGGCCCCAATCGATGCACCCTGACTGGTACAAGGGGGCCAAGACAGAAGAGGAGCGCGCGGCGCGCCGTGCTGAAATTCTGGCGGGCGAACGAGCAATATCTGTCCTTCGCAACCTCGTCAAGCTGAGGATTACGTCCACGATCGACGCCATCGCAGCAAAGCCCCGCAACGTCAACCCCAACTGGCCCTACGAACAGGCGGGCCTCACTGCGCAGCTCCGCGTCTACCGCGAGCTGCTTCAACTCCTATCCTTGACCGAGGATGATGAATGTCTGGATTGTTCGACGAACCCGCTGGCGGCAACGGCCAGCAGACCGCGGCTGGAACGACCCCTCCTGTCGCGGTTGAAATCCCTGAAGCTGCACGTGACCTCGTGGGTGAGGGGAAGAAGTACGCGTCTGTGGCAGACGCGCTGAAGGCCCTGGCCGCCGGCCAGGAGCACATCAGCAAGATCGAGAAGGAAAACGCAGCGTTGCGCGAGCAGGCCACGAAGACGGTCGATCCGTCCGAAACGGCCAAGCTCGTGAAGGAACTTCTCGAAGCAGAGCGCACAGGCACGCCGCCGGTAGTCGCCGCGATTGACCCGGAAGTCATCGTGAAGGCTGTCGACAGCGTGGTGACGGCCAAGGAAGCCGAGCGCGAGTTCAAAGCCAACGAGCTTGCTGTGGAAGCGGACCTGACGAAGAAGTTCGGCGAGAAGGCGCGCGAAGTGGTGGACAAGGCCGCCGCTGAGCTTGGCCTCTCCACGCAGGAGATGCGAGAGCTGGTGCGGCGTAAGCCGGCGCTGGCGCGTAAGGCCCTTGGCCTGGACGCGCAGGCCGTTGCCCCCACAGTCCCGTTCATGTCGAGCGTCAACGTCAACACCCTGACCCCAGCAGCACCCACCCAGCCCAAGCCTGTGATGTTCGGTGCCACAACGAGCGAAATTGCCACATCGTGGCAGTACGCCGGTACTCTCGCAAAGCAGAAGTTGGGCACCACGTAAGCACGGAGACATAAATGTCGCAGACCACTGCCAATTCCACCGCGTTCATCGAGGCTCAGCAGTACAGCCAGTTCATCCTGATGAACCTGGACGACGGGCTCCTGCCCGGCACGTTCTACCGCGACGTGACCGACTTCCCGGCCGGTTCGACCCTCAACATCAAGGTGGTCGGTGACGCGACCATCCAGGAAGTCGAGGAAGACGTCGCCATCACCTACACCCCGATCGACAGCTCGACCGTCACCCTGACCATCACCGACTACAAGGGCGATGGCTGGTACATCACGGACGTGCTGCGCCAGGACGGCGCCCAGGTCGAGGCTCTGCACCAGGCCCGCGCGATGGCATCGACCCGCGCGATCCAGGAAGTGTTCGAGTCGCGCTTCCTGCAGACGGCAGGCATCACCGCGCAGACCGCCTCGAACGCCAACGTCATCAACGGCTTCGACCACCGCTGGGTTGCTGACTCCGCTGCGGACAACACCTACCGCATCGGCCTCCAGGACTTCATCGACATGAAGCTGGCGTTCGACAAGGCCAACGTGCCCCAGGCCGGCCGTATCGCGCTCGTCGACCCCGTGGTCGAAGCACGCCTCAACAGCCTGGCGTCCACCTTCGCCGTCGACCGCAACCCGCAGTTCCAGAAGCTGCTGGAAGAGGGCTTCGCGAAGGAGCACAAGTTCCTGTTCAACATCCTCGGCTTCGACGTGTGGACGTCCAACCGTCTGCCGACCATCACCACGGCCGAGACCATCACCCACCGCGGCACCGCCGAAACCGCTCCGGTGGGTTCGGTGTGCAACGTCTTCATGAGCGTCCTCGACGACCAGACCCGCCCGATCATGGGCGCCTGGCGCCAGAAGCCGAACGTGGAAACGGGCCGCAACAAGGACCTGGCGCGCGACGAGTTCGTCCAGCGCTGCCGTTTCGGCTTCGGCCGTCAGCGCAGCGAGTCGCTGGGCGTCATCATCACCAGCGCGTCCAACTACTAAGGAGACCCACATGCCTCGTCAGGTTCTCAACGGCGTCACCAACTACTACGGCCCGCGCACGTCCTTCGAAGGCGCTGCCGGCACCGACGGCCGCGTCGGCAACGAGCGCGTCTACACGATGTTCATCGGCGGTCAGGACCTGACTGCCGCCACCCTCACGCTGCCGGCGGGCTTCACGTCCACCGGCAACACCACGGTGGAAGTGCAGCAGGCTTTCAACCTGGGCGGCACCACGCCCGTCATCAACATCGGCGTGTCCGGCTCGGAAGGCACCAACCGTGTGGCGCAGATCAGCGAGGCCCAGGCCGAAGCTGTTGGCACCTACTCGATCGCGCCGGCAGGCACGCTGGCAATCAATACGCCGCTCGCTGCGGCAGCCACGATCGCCGTGGCGCTGGGCGGCACCACGCCGACCAACGCAGGCGTCGGCCGCATGAAAGTGACGTTCCGCGGCATCGTGATCTAACCACCGTCCTCTTCGGGGAGCCCGGAAGGGCTCCCCTTTTTCTTGGGTGAGACATGGCACAGCTAACTCTGCTGGACATGGTGCAGGACATCCTCAGCGACATGAACTCGGACAACGTGAACGACATCTCCGATACGGTGGAGTCGATGCAGGTTGCTCGAATCGTGCGCAGCACCTACTACAACCTCGTCAACGATCGCATCTGGCCTGGGGCCAAGCGCCTGGCCACGCTGACTGGTCTTGGCGACACCACGCGGCCAACGCACATGTTGCTGCCGGACAACGTGAATAACGTCGAGTGGGTCAAGTACGATGTTCGCCGTGAAGTCGGCGACGCGATCAACTACAAGACGATTACGTACATGCCCCCGGAGGATTTCCTGCAGCACGTGATGGCGCGCAACGCCTCAGAGCCGAACGTGCTGACGGTGATGGACTACGGCGGCACACCGCTGCTCATTGTCACTGACAGAGCCCCAACCTACTACACGTCATTCGACGACAAGCGCGTGGTGTTCGACAGCTACGACATAGACGTCGACTCGACTCTGCAGACTTCCAAGTCGCAGGCGTTCGTTCTCACCGAACCTCCGTTCGAGCTGGAGAACGGCTTCATCCCGGACATGCCTGCGAAGTTCTTCCCCTACCTGCTGAGCGAAGCCAAGACCGCCGCGTTCCTGAAGGTGAAGGAAGTGTTCAGCGCTGCCGACGCAGACACGTCGCGCAAGCAGCGCAACTTCCTCGCTCGCAACCGGCACAGGTCAAAGCGCAATCGCATCGGCTACGCTAACTTCGGACGCAAACGCCCATGAGTGAAAAGAACCTCCGCATCGAACGTGACCCGTCTTCGCTCCTCTATCGCATCAAGTGGGAGGGCGGTGGGCAGATTCCAGACCTCCTGCAGGGGCAGTACACCTCTGTGGCTAAAGCAGAAGAGCAGATCGCGAGGTGGAAATCCCAGACTTCGCGCACCCCAGCAGTGAGTGTTGCCCCTCAGAAGGAGCGCAAGTAACCATGTCGGCATCCACCACGAAGACTTACACCCGCTTCGTTGGTGGCGTAATCACCGAAGCAGGCCCGCTGACGTTCCCCGAGAACGCGCTGATCGATGGCCTGAACATCGTGCTCAACCGCGATGGCAGCATCCAGCGCCGGCTCGGTATGGACTACGAGCAGGACTTCGTGCTGCAGGAGGTGAACACGTCGCTGACGTCCGCCTACGCCGGCTACAGGTGGTCGGGCGCAGGTGGCAGCACGGCGAACCAGATCATTGTCGTGCAGGCGGGGCAGCAGCTGCTCATGTTCGACGGTAACACCGCCAGCACGTCTGCCAACCTGTTGGACACCCGCGACCTGTCTTCGTACATCGACGGCGACAAGCGGCTGCAGTTTGACAGCGGCAACGGGTTGCTGTTCGTCGCCACGGGCCAGAGCGACGGACTGATTATCGAGTACAACCCCGGCACCGTGAGCTTCACGATAACGGAGCTGGAGATGAAGATCAGGGACTTCTTCGGCCTGGACGACGGCCTGGCTGTCAACGAGCAGCCGGCCTCGCTCTCCACGGCGCACAACTACAATCTGCTCAACCAGGGCTGGCCAGCTGGCAAGATCACGGCTTACAAGGCCCACACAGGCAGCGTCTACCCGTCCAATGCGCAGCAGTGGTTCCTGGGGCGAAAGGACGACAACACGTTCGACCCTGGCCAGCTCAAGGAGCTGGAGTTCGGCACCAGTCCGGCCCCGAAAGGTCACTACATCATTTCGCCGTTCACCAGGTCGGCGTCTCGTAACGCCGCGTCTGGCCTGACCACGCCGAGTGACGAGGAGGCGTCTCGTCCGAGCACGGTGGCTTTCGCGTTCCAGCGCGCGTGGTGGGCAGGGATGGAGAGCGAAACCCCGCTTGATACGGCCACGAGCCCCAACATGACGGGCATGCTGTTCTACAGCCGCGTCATCCGCAACAAGAAAGACCTGGAGCAGTATCACTCCGACGCTGATCCGACGAGCGAAGTGGACTCCGAGCTTACAGAAGCTGACGGCGGGTACATCATCATCCCGGACAGTGGCAAGATTCACCGCATTGTGGCGAAGGATCGCAGTGTCATTGTTCTCGCACAGAACGGCGTGTGGGAAATCGTCGGTGGTGACAACGGTTTCACGGCCACCACCAACCAGCCTGTTAAAGTCACCTCGTTTGGCGTGGTAGGCCCCGGGGCCGTCATCGATGCAGAGTCTGCGCTTCTCTACTGGAATCGCGGAGGAATCTACCTACTCGCGGCTGGCGAGAACGGCGCCGTCCAAGCTGTTAACCTGAGTCAAGATCGGGTGCAGACATGGTTCAACACGTTGAGCGAGGCAGCGAAAGAGAACGCCGTAGGCGCGTTCGACAGCGTCAATAGACGTGTCATGTGGATGTACAACGACCAAGACGACTACGACGGCGTGAGCCGCCCCAACAGGTACAACCGCGAAGTGGTGCTGGACCTGGTGCTCCAGGCGTTCACCTTCAACTCCGTTAGTTCGTATGGCGACCCGTCGCCGTACATTGCTGGTTACGTGGACATGCCCAAATTCCTGCAGCGCCAGGCCGGCGTGCGCACGCGAGGGGAGAGCGTCACGAAGTACCTCGTTGTACAGGACGTTGCGTCCGAAGACCCTATTGTCGGCCTCACCTTTGGCTGGTACCGAGACGTTGCCTTGCGCGACTGGCGGAGTAGCGACGCGATGGGCACAGCCTACGAGTCCTATGCAATAACAGGCTGGGAGCTTTTGGACGACGTCATGCGCAACAAGCAGGCGCCGTTCGTCGTGGTGCATAGCAAGCGCACCGAACGTGAGGTGGTCGACAACGGAACGCAGCTCGTGCTCGACAACCCCGGCGGTCTGCTAATGCAGGCGCGCTGGGGCTGGTCTGACAGCTCTGCGTCCAACAAGTGGCAGACACCGCAGCAGGTGTACAGGTACCTGCGTCCGTACGTTTTGGCGTCCGCTGGACCCTTCGACCCAGGCTTCGACGTAGTCACGACGCGCAACAAAGTGCGAGGCACCGGGAAGGCGCTCTCGATCAAGTTCTACAGCGACGGGGACAAGGACTTCCACCTGCTCGGCTGGGCCATCAACTACTCAGGAAACGAGAATGTCTGACAACGAACCCTCTGTCGAATACCGCCTGGCCACGCCAGAGGACATGCCAGGGCTGCTTGTGATGGCCAAGCACTTCCACACAGCGGCTGGCGAAGAGGCCACTCGCGTACCGTTCGACGTCGATTCCACCACGCTGTCTTTCCTCCGCCTGATGGAGGACGACGCTGCTGGCCTGGTGATCGCGATCGTAAGCGGAGGCAAGCTGGTAGGCATGCTGGCGTTCCAGTATTTCAGCCCGCTGTTCAACGCGAACGTAAAGGCAGCCGTCGACGCTGTGTTCTGGATTGAGCCTGAGCACAGATCGCTGGGTCGCGGCATGGAAGCTTTAACGGTTGCCCACGTCGGCCTGAAAGCCGACGCCGTGACGCACGTCTACATGAAAACTCTCTCAGTTGGCCCAGCTAACGCCGCCAACCTGTACCAGAGCCTGGGCTACACCCCCACCGAAACAGCCTATGTGAGGGAACTGTGAAATGGCAGTGATTACCACGGCGGTTGTCGCCATATCCGCCACTGTCTACAGCGGCGTGCAGCAGCGCCGCGCCGCGCAGGCCACGAGGCGTGCGGAACGCCTTCGGCAGAGACAGGCTGAGCTGGCCGCCGCGCGCGAGAGGCGGCAGGCCATACGGAGCGCGCGCGTACAGCGCGCCAGCATCGAAGCGCAGGCCGCAAACACGGGCCTGACGGGTTCGAGTTCTGCCGAAGGAGCGATGGCGTCCTTGACTTCTGGTCTGAACGAAAATCTCAGCTTCCTCGACCGCAACGCTGCGCTGTCGAGGAAAATCGACTCGGCGCAGCAGCGCGCCAGCGCGTACATGCAGCGCGGCGCGCTAGGCGACGCAGTTGGCAGCGTAGCTGGCGGCCTCGGCCAGATGTACGGCGCGCGTAAGTCAGGGGAGAGCACCACCGCAACCGAAATCAACAGGCGCAGCAAGTCTCCAGGAATCAACCAGAAGGGGTGAAATGAGCAACGCAGAACAGCCGGCGCGTGGGCCGGAAGACGTCACGGGCATTGCCCCCGATGTGGTCGACGTGGGGCAGGGCACTCTGCCCGTCGACGGCGTTTCGCAGTTTATCGATCCTCTGGCGGAAGACCCAGTGGAAATGGGGCTGCAGCCGAGCAAGGCCCAGGTGGTTGGGGCTGCTGGGCTTTTGGCAGTGGCCTTGCGCGACACCAACGTGACGCCCGAAGCTGTCGAAGAGATGTTCAGCTCCCCTACGGGGGCGCAGACGCCCGTGCGCGAACTCATCGACCAGATGCTGGAGGAAGAGGACGATTTGCGGCCTCTGGTGCAAGACCGGGTCTTGCGCATGCGGGGCATGTCCCCGGCGGCGCAGCTGGAAGCCCTGAGAGAGCTGGAAGGTCCCGTGTTCGACGTGAATGTCGCCGAACGAAAAGTAGCCGAGGCGGCAGCAATTGCTGAAGCAGTCGCGTCTGATGAGGAAGACGCCGACGAGTGGGCGCAAGTGGCCCAAGATCGAGTGGAGAGCATCCCGCGCGCTTTGACCCCATGGGACCCTGCGATGGGCACCCCGGAAGAGCAGCAGGAAGCTGTCTGGGAGTCCTTGCGCGCGATGCGCGAACAAGCGGAAGAGAGCCTGGGCGTGCTGGACTTCGTCGAGCAGATTACGCCTGTTGGCTCGCTGCCCACCCTGAACGCAGTTGTGGATCAGATCAACCTCGCCATGGGGTTCACAGGCGACTACTCTAAGCCGCAGAGCTACGCTCGTGTGGGTGAAGCCCTGAGAAACCTGCGGAACTACTACAGACAGGCCCCTCAGGCTGAGCGCACTCGCATGGCCAAGGTCGTGCTGAACGAGCTGAAAGGCAACACTGGGCTGTTCCAAGACAGCAATGACCTGGTGGTGCTCCACGTTCTGGACAACCTGTTCAGCGAAGTGCTAACGGGCGCTGACCAATACACTCAGGAAATTGAGCCCACTGAGGCAGAAAGGAAGCAGCTGGAAGCTCGCCTAGAAGCCATCTCGGAAGAGCGTGCAGCCCTACAGTACGGACCTGGCTACAGCCAGAAGAAGCGCGCGCTGATCCGCGAGCGCAACAGGATACACGCTCGTCTGGAGTCTATGACGAGCAGCCAGTTCATGGACGACATCCTGAACGCCCTGGACCTCACGGGCCTCGGCAGCGTGGCTGGTGGCACAATCAGGTTCGGCACAAAGTACGTTCCGGCTGCTTGGCGCCGCATGTTCAGCGCCGCCCCGGAAACCGCCGGCAGACGCGTCGCCGATGCTGTGGAAAACCCGGAAGTCGCTAAGCAGATGGGCATGACCCCGGCGAATGCCGTGGAGCAGGGTCTGCCGAACACCGGGCGCGTGGAACGCGGCGCCAACGTGCTCACGGAGCTGGAGCTGCGGCAGCGCGACGCGCTAGAGGTGTTGCAGCGCCAGCGGCGATCGGTGAACCTCACCGAGGCTGAGCGCGCGGCTGCGCTGCAGGAAATCGCAGACGACATCGACATCCTGACTTCCAAGCGCCTGCCGAAGACGCACGTCAACCTGTCCAGCGTCACGGCGCGCGCGGACGGCACTGGGGCGGACATCGAAGTGGTGTTCGGCGCCACAGCCCAGCGCGGCTACTCGACGCTGGGCGGGGCGCAGCGCGCGCAGCTGACGGCTGTGGAAGAGGTGTTCGGGGCCGGCGCCAAGCCGGAAATCGTAGAGTGGGACGCTGCTGCCAACGCGTTCAGAGCCGTGCCGGAAGGCACGTCGCCGAAAACATCCGGCGAGTACTTCTTGCGCGTGCAGGACTCGCGCTCGTACGCAAGCGCCAGGCAAACATGGGGGGCTTTGCAGCTTGGGGATGACGCTGTTGCCGACCTGCAGCTGGGGGCGTCCGTGTCGCGCTGGACACGCGGCCTGAACGTGTTCGACCGCCTCACTCAGGCGTTCGTAAGCGCGCGCGCGCGACAGGCGCGCAGCGCCCAGGCCATCGGCCTGGGCCTCATCAAGCCGCTGGCAGACCTTCCGTTCGAGAAGAAGCAGCTCCTAGCTGCCATTGTCAAGAAGAACGAAGGCCGCGTACTCACGCGCGCCGAACTGGGGGCTCAGGGAGCCGACGACAGCGTGATCGAGGCGTACAATGCCTTCCGCGCCGTCGACGACGGAATCTACGATACGCTCGACGAGCTGCTGCGCACGGACAAGCTGCGTAACGGAATGCAAGAGCTGCGCGTGAACGGCGTCAGAGCCGGCTTTGTCAAGCCGTACGAACGCCTGGCGGCGCTCGGGCAAGACTCGCCGAAGGTGTTTGACCCCGAGACCGGGCTGGTGAAGACGATGTCGCGAGACGAGCTGGCTCAGCTCTACGACAAGGGCGGACAGATCGGCCGGCTGGAGTACCCGGTGAACGGCCCGCAGGGCCTGGCTCGACATGTCCTCCTGAGCGGCAAGAACTCGAAGCTGCTTCCGGTGCCCATGCGCGGCGTGCTGCCGCGTATCCCCGGCCACTACCCACACACCAGCCAGGGCGCGTACGTCGTCTACGGCGTGCGTAACGGCGAGCGGGTGGCTCTGAAGCTCGCAGCGACGGAGACGGACGCTGCCGAGTACGTGGCCCGCCGCTCGGCGCTCATGGCCCAGCGCGCGTCGAGAGGCAAGGGCTCGCGCTTCGAGCGCATCGGTTACGAGCTGGACGGCTCCCTGCAGCAGCCGGAGGCGTTCGCCAAGAAGCTCGACGAGATGATCGTCAATCGAGGCGGCATTCTGTTCGGCCAGCGCTCAGGCGGCCGGCTGGGTAACCTGAGCCCAGACTTCGGGGCGATCGAGCTTGATCCGATCGCAGCCCTTCTTCAAGGATGGGACGTCGCGACGCAGAGCGTCACGAAGGGCGAGCTGGTTAGCACGATGAAGAAGCGCCTGCACAACTTCCTGCGTCTGCCCGAGAACAAGAACCTGTTTGTAGGTGGAGACACGCCGGCCGAACGGCTGTCGATGCAGAACATCAACACGACGTTCAGCAGCGTCAGGGCGCGCGACACGGCTGTCGCGTACATGAAGCAGATTGAGCTGATGGAAGCCACCCCGGACGGGTGGCGCAATGCCACACGCGCTGTCTACCAGCGCATGGCCCACGCGGCGTTCAAGCTGGGGCAGAAGCCGTTCGTGGCCAAGCTGGGGCTGAAGGGCGCGACTCGGCGCATCGAAGAGGCCACGCTGTCCGCGTCTCGCAGAAGCGCAAACGTCGTGTCCGCGTACATGTCGCTGATGCACGCCATGTACATCGCAATCCCTGCGATACGGCAGTTCGTCATGAACGTGGCGCAGACCTCAGTCGCGTCGGCCATGTTCCCGGCCCAGGCCGCCAAGTCCTGGCGGCAGTTCCCAGGCATCGCCTCGGCGGTGTACGGGCGCATCAGCTGGCTGCACGGGGGCAAGCAGGTGTTCACGGACGCCATGCTCCGTCAGTACGCCCAGGGCATGTCGAAGGTGACGGGGCTGTCGGTGGACGAAGTGGTGGGGCTCACAGACACCATCGTCGAGTCGGGCCTGATCGACGCGGTGAGTCACAACACCATGATCCGCGAGGCCGTCGGCGAAGCCGCGGCGAAGGCCATGACGGCCAAGGCGTCGGCTACTACGGGTGCTCTCGGCGCCGCTGGCCGCGCTGCAGCTCGTGTCGGCGAGGCAGTGCGATGGCCGGTGAACCAGCTGTCTCGCATCGGCTTCCAGGCCGGCGAGAACGTCAACCAGATCGTGTCGTTCCTCCACCTGTACAACGCCGACAAGGCAGCCGGCTTGGCGGACCTCACGAGCAGCCTGTATCGCGACCAACTTGTCGGTCGCGCTGCTGAGCTGACGGGCAACATGATCGCAGAGGCAGCACCGGAGTACACCCGATCGATGGTGAAACCTCTGTTCCAGTGGCTGCAGTTTAGCCACAAGATGATGCTGCTGGGCCTGCCAAAGAGCATCGGCGGGTCGTCGATGTTCAGCGGCGTGGAGAAAGCGCGCATGGTGTTCATGCAATACCTGCTGTTCGGCGCGCAGGCGTCGGCAGTCACGGCAGTTCTGCACAAGCTGATCGAAGACCGTGTGGTGGAGAAGATAGAGCTGACGGAAGATGGGGACGCCAACGCGTTTGTGCAAGCGTGGCGAAGCGATCTGGGCGTGCAGTTCATGGACGGCATCGTGTTCGACTATTCCGCCAACAAGGTGGCGCAGGCGCTGTTCGGCGAAGCCGACGAGAAGTGGGAGGATTTCCGCTGGAGCAAGACCTTCGCCCCGGGATCGGGGCACGACGCCTTGAGCGAGCGGATCATTGGGATGTTCTCGCTCGACCCGCAGGCCGTGCTCGGCGTGCAGGTGAAGACGGCGAGCAACCTGTGGAACTACGGCAGCCTGGTGGCGGACGTCACCCTGGCCCGCTTCCGAGACATGGATGACGCCCCGTTCGAGCAGCGAGCGGAGCAGTTGGTCAAGCGCGGTGGGGCTTTGCTCATCGCTCCGTACGGCAAATGGCTTGCCGCTCGGTGGGCCACAGACCATGACATGCGCCTCGCTTCTGGCGGGCGTGTGGCGGAAGCCTACACCAACGACTTCGAGGCGGCCATCTCGGTGGCCATAGGCGTTGAGACGAAGGACCGTCTGGCTTACTACGAAGCCCGCAAGGCGATCGAGGGGTCTGGCGCAGGAGCAGCTCGCAAGGACCGCGTACAGGAGTTGGCCGACATCTACTGGCAGCAGCTGGTGGACAACAGCACCAAGTTCAGCGCCCAAGCGCCGAGCGACGACATCTACGACGAGCTGCTGAAGAACTACATCAACGACCAGGGCCTGATCCTCAGTGCGCTGGACCGCCGAGACAAGGAGGCCATCACCGAAATCATCGACGCGAAGCTGCAGCGCGTCGCCTCTGGCGACGGCACCACGGCCGAGCAGGCATTCGTAGAGCGCATCACGCGCAAGCTCGCCAACGGCGGGTTCGGTGGAGAAGGCCCCAAGGTGGCCAACTACCTTCGCCACCTGCCGTTCGTCAAGGATGACCCGGCTATGTCCATTCTGGTGGAGGATGCCTGGAGAGAAGTCATGGAAGAGCCGGAGCCGCAGAACATGACCACGAACGAGACGACCTATGGCAACTGAAATTCGACGTGACATCCCTGACGTGCAGCCGCTCAACTACGAAAGGCGCCCCGTGCAGGACACCAGCTTCGCCACCACCCTGGAGGGGGTGGCGAAGCAGGCCATACAGCTGGATGCTGCTTTGGCCGAACGGCGCTTCGATAAAGCGCAGGCGATGCTCCAAGCGCAGTATGTCGTTGGGTCCCCCGCGGCAGAGGCCCTGAAAGAGGATAGCCCGAGCGACAAGGTACCACTGTCACCGGAAGACGACAGGTCTCTGCGCGATTTTCAGAGCATCCTCAACACGCAGGTGAATGCGCGCGATCAGGGGCGCATGAACTACGCGTCCTACCAGCTGCGCGCGGAGCGCCTGCTGCGCCAGGCAATCGCAAAACGCCCCGGTCTGGCCCAAGAGTTCCGCCAGATAGCCGCCTCGTATGTGGGCGGCGACGTGACGGGCGCGGAGAGCCGTTACCTGGCCGACGCTGAGCGGCAAATGGCGCAGGACGCCGCCGCTCAGGCGAAGCAGGCCCGGGACGACAAGTGGAAGACGTACGACGATCGCATCGAGCTGCTGAAGCAGCACGGCCTGGGCGGTTACGCCCTCTTCGAGGGGCCTGATGATCCCAACTTCCAGGAATACTGGAAGAACACTGCGCCTATCCTGCTGCAGCGCATGGAAGCCGAGCAGAGGGTGTCCATGGCCGAGAACACGGTGAAGCTGCGCAACCTGCAGAACGACTACCGGGCGCCGGAGAACGCTGCCGTGTGGATCGCCAAGCACGAGGCCCTGCGCAGTCAGGCCGCCGCGCTGCCTGACAACGTGCGTTCCAGCCTTCGCATGAATGGACTGGAGAACGACCCGCAGGCCATGCGGCAGGCCATGGACCAGGCGTCTGAGGGCATCCGCCGAAGCCTCGCCGAGATGGAAGCCGAGGCCGTCAAGTACAACATCGACCCTTCGCTACGGCAGGTGTACAGGCAGCGAGGAGATGAGCTGCTGGCCAGGTTCGACGGCCTGCGGGCGATCAAGAACGACGCCGAGTACATGACTGCCGCGAACGACCTGCTGTTGGCGACGGAGCGCAACGGCATGCTGAACAACGAGGAGTATTTGCGGATGCAAGTGTTCATGCGTGACATGCCGCAGAGCGTCCAGCAGCTCGTCACAGCGAAGATGGAGAAGAGCATGGTGCTGCTCGCGGCGGACATCCTGCAGGACACCGCCTCGCCGGAGCTGGTGGCGAAGCAGGCCCCCGCCCTGCTGCCGCAGCTGGTGAAGGCAATCTACGGCGGCAAGGGGAAGGACGACCCGATCGCTACGGCGCGTTTCGTGAGCGTGGCGCAGAAAGCCCTGGTGAGCTACGTGTCGCAGCCAGACCAGGAGTTCAGGGCTGGCGCGTTCACGAGGAGCCCCACCACTGACAAACCCGGCACCATGCAAATCCTACACGATCACGCCACTCTCATCGTGCCCACGCTGACGAAAGACCAGCAGCGGGACCTGACGACAGTGATGGCCGCGGCAACAGGCAACAGCTTCCGCGTCCTGAACCAGGGCCTGTACAGCAAGTACCCTGGCCTGATGGGTAAGGTGGTGCTGGACTTCCAGGCCCCCAACGGGCAGGTGTTTCAGCTCAAGCCCGGCGTCACGCTGGACCAGCTGAGTGCCGTGGAGAAAGCGGGCCTGATCCAGTACAACCGGGCCGCCCAGGCGGACCTGCTCTACCGTACCCTGCAAGCCTACTCCGGGGGCACTCGGGCGGACGTCATCCGCCTGGTGGGCGAGAACTACAGCCCCGGACAGGCTCTCAGACAGCAGGAGGAGGCGCGCAGGCGCCCCGCACAGCCCACCCAAGGGGGTGGTAGCGCCCCCGCCACCAGAACCGCTCCTGCGCGCTGGTGGGACGTTCCTGGAGGAAACCGATGAGTGACTGGAGGAAGCTCTCTCAGAGCCCCGATCAATGGGCCACCCTGACCCATGACGATCCTCGCCTGGACGACTTCGCCCACGAGGTGGAGGCCAGGTACGGGCTGCCGTTCGGGGTGGTGGAGGCGCTGAAGAACGCCGGGGAACGGACGCCCCGGGCCGCCACCGGCTGGGCCACGAGCCCGAAGGGGGCACAGGGCGTGATGCAGTTCATGCCTGGCACGCGCAAGGACTACCCGCACAACGTCGACGACCCGTTTGAGTCGATCGACGCCGCGGGGCGCTACATGCAGACGCTGCTACGGCAATACGACGGCAACGTCATGGCGGCTGTAGCGCACTACAATGGTGGGTGGAGAGCAGGCAAGGCTGTGTTGGCGGGCAAGCCCCCGCCCGCGGCCGAGACTCGCGGCTACCTGGATCGCATCAGCAAGTACATGGACAAGAAATACGGGGGGAATTGATGTCGAAGCAGCAGAACCTGGAATCCGTTGCGGGAGCCATTGGTAGCGCGGGCGGAATCATCGCGCTCGTGTGGGCGTGGGTGCTGAGACAGCGCGCTGCTCTGGCGCGCACTGAGGCCACAGTTGCGGAGGAGCGTGCGGCCACCAGCGTGGCCGACGCGCAGTCCACTACCTTCGCGCTACTACGCGATCGACAGATTCAGCTGGAAGAGAAGCTGAAACAGCTGGAAGATGAGCTGGAAGCCGAACGCGCCGCGAGGCGTGCGGCGGAAGAGAAGCTGGCCACGCTGACGGCGTGGCTCAAGCACCAGGGGCTCACGCCCCCGGAACTCTGACGCCGATAACGCGGAAACGAAAAAGCCCCAGGACCGCAAAGTCCTGGGGCTTTCTTTTTACCTGATTGTCAGCCCCGCATCTGGCGGGGCTGCGCTACGGGAGACCCGGCTTGAAGGGGCCGGGGTACAGTGGCTATCACCTCCTCAGACGAAACAGTAGAGTTACACAGTGGGGCCTTTTCCAGTGAGGGCTGCCAGCCCCGAAAGGCTGGCAGCTATGATGACCGGAGCAATTGCGGCGTACACGCCGAACATGTTGTAGCCGTGGTACTGGCTCACGAACAGGATGAGCAGGCAGAGAGGAGCCAGCTTACCGCTCATGCTGTTCCACATCAGCCTGGCAGCCTCACGGCGGGGCAATGACGCCTGCCACAATGTCATTGATGTACGCCTCGAATGTGTCGGGCTCGGCCTCCAGGTGGACGTGGATGGAGCCGGGGCTGCCGATGTCGTCCATGATTCCGAGAGGCTGGCCCCGCTTGATCGTCTGCGGCCGGCCAGGCATGCTGCTGGCGTGCAGGAGCTGCGCCAGCATGCGCCCGTCATCCCCAACAACACGGATGGTGTTGGTGGCGTCGCCCAGGTAACGCACTTGCCCGGCGACAGGACTCGGCACGAAGGGCGGACCTCCTGGGTTGGCGATGATGAAGTCCTTCTTCACGTAGACGCGCCTGTCGCGGTAGCGCACCTCTTCTTCCTTGCCGTCGATCACCTGGTAGTGACGACCTGGCTTCCGCGGGGACGATGGATGGTGCCTGGCCAGGTCCTTGTAGCTCGCCACGGACAGGATCCTGCGCCCCACGCTCTGCGTGAGCTTGTATCGATCGCTCACAGAATGATCTCCACAGACCGAAGGTTGTAGCGGTATTCGGAGAACGGTCCGACGCTGGACGATCTGATCGTGATGAACTCTCCGTCCACCTCCGAAGACTTCTGCGCGGCGGGTCGGCTCTCGAACTCCACCTCAGCGTGAGGGAACGTCCTGGTGTTCCCGTTCTGGTACGTCAGAGTCACACGTTCCACTTTCATCAGGGCACCTCGCACCTGCACTGTCTTCTCCACCCCGCACGAGCACTGCACGGACCAACGAGAGCGGTTGCTCCTGTCCATCTCCGACAGCCCAAGAACAGTCAGCTCTCCAAACTGCTTCCCAGATAAATCACGGAATTTCACACGACGCTCCGATACACGCTAGAGTCTGCGCGCCGACAGTGTTGTCTTCGGATTCTCGGAACGCGTCCCAATGAATCATGGCAGGGAACTCGGCGACACGTCGCTCGTACTCGGCCTCCGTGATGTCCTCGTACGGGGCCAGCCTGTACGTGCCGCTGTCGCGCGGAAGCAGGGCCACACCACTCAGCTCGTCGAAGTTGTCCCACAGCCACTGGGCCATCTCGAAGAACTCGTCGTCGCTGTAGTACACCGTGATGCTGGGCTTGTGCTCGGCCCAGTTGCGCTGAATCATGAGCCAGTGCTCCAGTTGCTGCACAGCCGTTAGATCGTTCCGGAACACGGAGTCCTCGGGCGACTTCATCGGGAACTCGAACACGTAGTCGTCCTTGTCCATCACGAACGGAACGCCCTGGCTGGCCATGAACTGGGCCAGCTGGTTGGTGCTGCTCTCACGCACACGTCGGATGTAGAACGGCGCCCAGCGCGGATGCAGGCCGCTGGCCGTGTCCGTGAGCTGACTCACCGTGCCCTCCGGCTTCACGCACGTGACAGCCGTGGCTTGCGGAATGCCCAGCGCCGCGGCCATGACGCGATTCTGATTAACGGCCTGCTGGCGCAGGTGACGCAGCCAGGAGTACGCCTCAGACTCAAAGCCGTCCCTGCCAATTTCACCGTCCTGCAGCACCGGGTGGTCCATCACGCCAGTGAGGCTCACGCCCAGCAGCCGCTCCTCTTCGGTGTTCTTGGTCCACGCCTCCGACAGCTTCGGGAAGTTGGTGCGCGTTGCTTGGATGGTGCCCAGGGTAGTTGCCAGTTGCACTTTGTGCGACAAGTCCTGCAGAGTGTCCTCCGGCCTCACCACGACAGTGGTGAGGTTGCAGAACTGGTTGGGGCGCAGGATGATTTCCGAGCAGGGGTTGGTTCCCCAGTCGTGATCGACGTCGCGCCGGCCAGAACGCCCGGCTGCCTTGGCCGCGGCTCCTCGGAAGAAGATGCCGCGTTCCCCGCTGTAGCTCTGGTGCAGGTGGTGCATCTCGGCCAGGAACTCCGCGAACGCGGGCTTCTTCTCGTACGCGACGCTGTTGTTGGCCAGCGCGCGCTGTGGCTCCACCACCCACCAGCCCACCTTCTTGCCACGCTCCAGAAGGCGATGGTCGTCCTGCTGCGTCTCCTTCGACAGTGTGACGCGGTAGGTGGGACGAACAGGCTGCCCACGTTTCATGGTGATGGCGTAGGTCCAGCTCGTGTCGCTCTCGTCGAGCAGCTTGTACTCGTCGACTAGGAACGTGCTCTTGGCCTGGGCCATGGACTTGTCGTCCAGGTCGGACAAGCTGAGCAGCGCAGAGCGCCTGACCCCGCCGCTCACCACTGCATCGCCGATGCTGCACAGGATGTCATGGCATTCGATGGGCAGCAGCTTGCGTCCTGACGCGTTCATCACAGTTTCGCGGATGAAGTCGAGGGCCTTGCGTAGCGGCTCCGGGCCGCTCGCACGCCCACCGAACGTGCGCAGGATGGCGCCCTTGGGGCGAATCTGCGACAGGTCGAATTGCACGTCCTTGCCGGCGTACAGCAGCTTCAGCAGGTCGCCTACAGCTCCTGCCCAGCCTTCCTTGGAGTCGTCCACGACGTACACCGCACCGATGTCCTCGAATGCGTTCGGCACCGTGGGCAGCTTGTCGACGTACTTGCGTTCGACGCTGTAGCCCACCCCCGTGCCCCGCATCAGGATGTAGAGCGCTTCACTGAACGCTTCCACCTTGTCGACGGGAAGGTAGGCGCAGTTGTAGCACGCCGTGTCGTCTTCGTTCAACGCAGGACCCGCAGTGTACAGCGCCCGCATGGACGGGAGGACGTCCATGTTCTTGATGGCCGAACGCAGGTCTCCTGCCAAACCGGCGACTTCACCGCCGCGCATGGAAGTGCCGTGCAGCGCTGGGTACACCAGCTCATCAATGTAGCGGTCTACCGTCTCGCCCCACGTCTCGCGCCTGCCCTCATCAGGCAGGAAGCGAGCGTAGCGGGACATAGCGATAAAACGGGAATAGTCGTTCAATCAAGCTCCTTCGACATGTTGATGATGAGGTCAAGCAGCTCCGTGCCGAACTCGCACGGATCGCAGCCGTCTTCGGCGTCCTGGCTGGTGCCGATCAGGGTTTCCAGGTCGAACGTTTCGTCGTGCGTGCTCGACTCTGCGCCGGTCTCGTCGTCTACGACAGTGAGCGCTAGCGATACGAGCTTCATGCGTACACCGCCGTCTTGTCAGCCTGCATGATGACGCTGCCCAGCAGCGCAATTTCACTCGGAATCTTCTTCATCAGTGGTAGTGTCCTCCAGATTGAGTTCGGGGAATCGATGAGTAGTGACGCGCTCATCGAACGCGTCCAGCAGCTCCTCGGACGTGAGGCCCAGCAGGTCCACCAGCTGGTCGGGGTCGTATTGCGCGAGGATGCGCTCGCGAAGCTCTTCTTTGGTCATCGAGTCACCTGCAGCGTAGCGTCGTACACAATCACGTAGGCGTACTGGAAGGCGTCGCGGTCATAGCTCTCGTACGCGTCTTCCAGTTCTACGATGCGGTTTTGGATAACCATGTGGTACATGCTCCCGTACGAATCCTCGTCGACGAATTTGAACACCTGCCCCGCATGCAGTAGGCGGAGCTCCACGGGGCCCGTAACAGACGCGTTATCGATGATCCTCATTTATTCCCCCCTTGCGAGCGTAAATCGCTCGCGTGCGTTCTTGTAGTTGTGGCGCAGGTAGCGCCCCACGCTCACGCCTTCGTACTTGCGGGCCAGGTAGTCCATCGACAGCGGCATCTCGTCGAACTGGCCGTTCTTCACTTCGTTCAGCACCAGGATGCCGCGCCAATGCGCGTTGGCCATGCCCTTGTAGTCCTCGTCGTGCAGGTAGGCGCTGCCGGCTACGATGCCGAACGCCTGCCGGCCTGTGGCGTATTGCGTGTTGCCACGCTGCAGGCCCTGTTGGTGGCCCTGCACGAACGAGCTGCCAATCTTCGCCAGGCGATTCTGGATGGAGCCGCTGATCGGCTTCCCCGTCATCGGGTTGGTGAAGTAGTGAGCGTATTGCACACCGTCCAGCTCTATGGCGTCAGGGGCGCCGTTGTTGTACGGCACCACCTCCCAGCCGAGGTTGCGATCGATCAGCAACTCGTCGCTAACCAGACCAGCAAGCTCCGGATGCTCGTCGATGTAGCGGAACAGCCTGTTCTCGTGGTTGCCTCGAAGCAGGATGCGGCGCGTCTTGAAGCGGCCCATGGCCGCGTCGATCATCGACAGGGCCTTGTTGCCTGCGTCGATGTCGGCCTTCAGCCGCTGTCCTTCCTTCGTCAGCGTGCCCGGTGCGGAATGCCGGCTCACGCTGCTGAAATCCCAATGGTCCCCCATGTGGATGACAACGTCAGGCTTGTAATCCTTGATGGCCTGCCCAATCCATCGCATGTGCGACAGCGGAACTCCGTCGCGCACTTGCGTGTCTGGGATGATTAGATGGCGCTTAGGTTTCGTCACTTTAGTTCTGTGCTCACGACTGTCTGCGTAGAGTGGTGAGACTTCGCTTCCAGCACGTAGAAGTCACGTCCAGGATTGGTGCCAGCCAGCCGAACGGCTTCTGCTCCAGCAGCTCCTTTCGTAGGATGCCTAAATGTAGGCGCCGAGCCTTGCGGAGACCAGACGACGTAGAACTTAGATTGCATCATGTGGCGCGTTCCTCCTTCGTTTTGACAGCGTGGCACACGTCGCACAGCACCTGCAACTTGTCTGCGCTGCAGAACAGCCGCTCTGCGAATCCTGGCAAGTCTTCCCAGCTGCGTAGCTGGCCGGCTGGGATCATGTGGTCCACTGTCACGTTCTTCTGTGGATGCCATAGCCCGCAATGGGCGCATTGAAACTCGTGTTTCTGCCGCTTGTTCTCACCCACGTAGGGGCGCTTGGCTTTGCGTAGCACTTCGTACTTGGGTGGCCACCGCGTCCACTTGGCGCGCAGGCCGCTGCGCAGGAAGGCCCAGAACTTGGCGGTTGTCCAGTCCGGGTACGCCGGAAACGGCTCGCTCTTACGCCCCACCAGCTAGCCTCCACCCGTAAGCGGTTGGGCGCTTACCCTTGACCATCCGCCACACGCTGGAGTTGCGCAGACCCAGCTTGCTGTAGAACTCTACTACGGTGCCTACGAACACGTCTCCAGAATTGTGAACGAACCGCCTGATTGACTTGTCGGAGCTGGGGTGACCTGGGCCTTTACGTGTAGGGTTCCTCTGCACGGCGTCTAAGGCGTTGTCGCGGTGAGTACCCAAAATAAGGTGCTCTGGGTTAGCGCACAGTCTGTTGTCGCACGTGTGCCTAACCAGCATGCCTGGAGGGATGCGCTGCTCGTTGAACGCCTCATAGGCGTACCTGTGCAGCGTTCGCATCTTTCCGTTGTGCGACAGCTGTCCGTAGCCGTTGCTGCTTGGTCGGCCAGTGAACTCCCAGCACCCCGTGTGGGACACCGCCACCAGCGACCTGACACGCTCGCGCATGGCCTCACTCCACTCGGGGTAGGCAGCGAATGGAGGCGTTCTCGCCTTACCCACAAGGCTCCTCCCAGTTGAAGACACGCCGCACCTCCGCTGGCGTGATCGGGTAGGTTCCGCCCAGCTTATCGTACGCGAGCTTCACTTCCACCATGGCGGCAATATCGAACCCGAACACGCTCACGAACGTCTTCTCGTGCTCCCGCAGAGCCGCAGTAACTGCCAGGAACTCTTCCACAGCCCCGGGCTTAAACATCCACGCGCTCAAGCGCGTTGGCAGGACGCGCTGCCTTGCCCTGCTGCACCAACACCTCGTACAGGTAGCCCATCACGTTGAACAGCAGAGCGTTCAGCTCTGCTTCGATGCTGTCTTCAGCCGCTTTGCCGGGATCACGATGGCGCGACCACACGCTCATGAAGTGGCGCGACATGCTCTTCATGTAGGCGTCCTTCGGGATGCCCTTCTGCCAGTTGTCTCCGTCGCGCAACTGGCCGTCCGCTTGCCCGCGGTTCTTGTGCATGTAGGCAGCGTACGCCTCCAGCACAGCCGGGTGCAGGAACGCCTCGAAATCAAACTTGTTGGTGTCAGTGTCGCGCGTAGCGCCTGTGTCGAACTCACGCATCAAGTGTCCTCCGGCATTGGTGGATGGGAGACGGCCCACAGGCCGTCCTCTCGGCTGTCTGGAACCAGCAGGCACGCCACTTGCGTTACGCCGTTCTGTGCGAGCGTTCGCACAAGCTCGCTCATGGCCTGTGGGCCTACGCGATAGTGGACTACGGGAAGGCGCTCAGTCACTGCAGGCACCGTACTTTGCGTGTAGCCACGAGACCGCTCTGGCGGCCTCTGCCCTAGACAAAGGCGACATAGCGTGGCTGCTAAGCGCGTGGGTGAGCAGGTCTTCAAAAGCTCGCATCAGACTCACTTCGTCGATTGGCGCTGTGACGGTTACCTTAACTGGGCTATAAGCCTCACTCAAAGCGGGGGCTCCCAAAATTCGTCGTCTCGCTTGATCCACAGCAGCTTGCCGTTCGTGCGCAGGAAGTCCCTGTGCTCCTCACCGTACAGCTCCAGCACGTGCTGGTACATCTCACGGTTGGAGGTCATGGCGTCGAGCGGGGCCATCATGCGCTCCTGCGCCTTGAGGCCCTTCGTCTTGTAGATGCCCGGGATGTTGTCCGTGCTGTCGCCAGTGACCATCTGCCTGTAGAACAGGCGAAGGCATTCAGGGTCCTCCATGTCGTACACGCCATTGGCTGCGCGGTTCTTGGAGAAGTTGTAGTGGAGACCAGGAATCATGTCCAGGTCCTTGTCGATGGAGCAGATGACGGTTTCCTCGTCGCGCCACAGTGCGTCCATCTGGTGGATGCCGAGCGCGTCGTCGGCCTCATCCCCCTGCTCGCTGTACAGCGCGTTGTGCCGCTCCAGCAAAAACTGCTTGACTTCGTCGTACCACTTCGGCTTGTGCGTCACGTCGCGATTGGCCTTGTAGGCCGGGAACATCTGCTCTCGGTAGTTGACAGGGTGCGACAGGTAGATCAGGTGGTCCTTCGCCTGAGCCCCCTGCATGATGCCGTGCAGCGTGGTGTTCACGGCGTTCAGCGCAAACTCGATGGGCTCGCGTTCCTCCCCGCGCTCCTTGGCGCGGGCATCGCTGGCGAAGCCTGCTCGATAGACGAGCACGTCGCCGTCAATGAGGGCCAGTCTGCTCACTCGCCCACCCCCTCGCCCGCGGCCTTCCTTCGCCATGCCTCACGCTTCCAGTTCTCATACAGGCGCTGTGCCGCCCCGTCGTCGGTCAGCTCGGCCGGGGCCTGCCGCTGAACCATTTTGTTGGCGTCACCAGTATGGTCAGGCTGCTGCGCGCTGGCGGCGCTACCGAGTTCAGCGAGCAGAGCCCGCACGACATCGACCTTGCTGTATCCGACAGCCACCGTGTCGCCGCGGATCAACTGGCGCAGCGTGTTGTCGAGCCCGATCTTGGCTTCGAGTGCGCGCTCGATCGCTTCATCGGAGACATCCAGCGCGCCGACGTGGCTCTTGGCGGGATCGGCGGGCAGATTCGGGAACGTCGGGAACGCCTCGAAGAACTCTTCCGCGAACGAGTACACACGGCCGTACGGCGTATCTTCGGCCCACGCGATCGGCGTCCGTCTGTCTGTGTTCATCTCACCTCCGTTGACCAGGGGGCGGGGAGGCATGTGCCTCCCCGCCGTACGTGTCTGCGTCACTCTTCCAGGAACTTGGCGAACTCGCCGGCTGCCACGAGCACTTCCTCGATGGTGGCCTCGGCGGATTCCTTGTAGAAGTCGACGGCGGCCTTCAGGGCCACCTGCCGCTGGATGCTCCTCTCGCGCGCTTCAGCGCCCTGGCTGCGGCCCCCGCTACCGCCCCCTTGGGCGGCCTCTCCGCGGCCAGCAGACGAGCGCTCCGTGCGCTCCTCGCCGCCTCCGCGGCTGCTGCCACGGCCCCGCGGGGGAGCCTGGCGGTCGCCGCCACGGCCGCCGGGGCGCTCAGTCCTGGCCGGGGCCTCACGGCTGCCACCGCCCCCGCCGCCGAGCACCGTCACCTTGCCCTTGATGTTCAGGTAGGTCTTGCCGCCGCTCTCGCGGGCTTCCATGTTGAATTCCACCTCGTCGCCTTCCTCGGCGCCGTTCAGGTCGTCCGGCTTGTATGCGCTGTACCACTCACCGTCGTCCAGCTTGATGATCTTGCCGGTACGGCCGATGCTCTCGATGACGCCAGTGACTTTCTCGTATCGTGCCATTCACGCTTCCTCGTATTTGATGGGGGTTTGGTCGGCCCACGTTGGGCCTTGTGAGACTTCGATGTTGAACGGGATGGGCACCTCGATGCCCCACTCGGCTTCCAACAGGTCGATCAGCGCATTCGCGTTGTCCTTCAGGATGTCGTGGATGATGCGCACGTGCGCCTGTGTACGGCAGTCGTACATCACGGAGTCGTGCACGGTGTTGATTGGCAGGATGTTGTCCAGCTCTCCCAGCGCGATGATGTCGCGCAGCACCATGCCTCGATAAATCGCCATCACGTCGCCAGTCGCGAACCCTTGTCGCTTGTGTTGCGGAGCGCCCGCTTCCGGCGCCCCTCTGCACGTCGCCGTGCAGGCCAGACTATATCACACCCCCGAAGGGGCCAACGCGCTTCGTCCTCGCTTGAGGACTACTCCCTCTCGGGATAGTCGTTACACCTTGAGATTGTGCAGCCGCATGTGGTCTCCGACGCTCATCATCTGCAGGTTGTCCAGGCTGTTGTTCAGCCTGTCGTGGTCTACGTGGTGGACTACGTGCCCTGCAGGCAGTTTGGCTATGCCTGCGCTTTCGCAGTAGACGATGATGTGCTCTGGAGCCTTGCCCGCTTTCTTGTGCCCAGCGTACCAGTCCGGGGCATCCACCATGCGGTAGCCCTGAGAGTTGACGTAGCTGTCCACGTGGTTATGGTGCAGCGCTCCAGTTCGCCCAGTCATCGGGTTGCTGCCTCCAGTCTTGGAGATGGCACACATCCTGGCGAACCGTGCTCGAACAGCTGCCTTGCCGAACAGCTCTTCCCACAGCTTCCTGAGCGTCTGATGATACACACCCAGGGTGCTCGCACAAGCGGCCTGGGGCTTGTCAGAGTGGAACAGGGTTTCGGCTAATGCTAACTCTTCGCTGGACCACTTACGCTTTGCTGGCAACACAGTCTCCTTGGCTCGGGGTTGTCTACGTGAGAGTTCCCCCGAATTCACGTTGTTGTTCGACGCGCCTTTCAGCGCGAAGCCGCTAGATTAACGGGGTAGTTCTTGATTTCGGGCGGGTTGAAGGAAGCTCCTGTCGATCGGAAACCAGGCGGCGGGTCTTGCTCCTGGAACACGTACACGCGGCCTGTGGGTGAGATGAGCTGGCCTTCGCCCTTCGGCTCGCCACCGGGTGTCAGCTCTCCTGTTTCGCGC